CAGCGTGAAATGCTCAATCTTGGATTCAGCATCGATGATCAAGCTACCCTGGTTGCTGAAACACTTGCTAACATCAGACGTGTCGGTGGAGACCCAAACGATGCCCGGGCAGTAGCGACCGCAACTGCTGAGTATGCAAAAAATCTAAGATTGATTGCAGAACTCACCGGTGATGACGCTAAAAAACGCATGGCAGATGCCAAAGGCGTTACAGATGAATACAGCTTCCAAAAGAAATTCCTACGTGAACACAATGGGGATATGCAAGCCCTACAAGATGCCCAGGCTGCTATTAGTTTGTTGACCATAGATCAGCAACGAGCAGTGCATCAGGCCTATGTCAGAGGAGCGGTTACAAATATTCCTTCGATCATAGCAGGCTTCCGCGACCCTGCATTAGCACTAGCAAATACCTTACATCAAACTAAATTTAATGCGTCTGAGTTCCAAAATATTACTGCTCAATACAATAACACGGTCCTAACTGAAAATGATGCTAGGAAAGAAGCCATTGCCAGCAGCACGGTCCTAGTAGGCAAGAATGGAGAACTGTCTAAGGCCTTAGGTGATTCAATGAACAATGCTAGGGCATTTAATACCGAAAGCCTGGCTAGATCTCGCACAGAACTAAACAAAGCCGCCGCTACCCCTGACACATTTACGGGCAGCCTCAACGACAGCGTAATAGCACTACAAAACATGCGTAATACGATACAAACGGATCTAACTGGTGCTATCATGAAGTTTGCAGATGGTGTGCCAAAGATACTAGCAGACTTCCGCAAAAAACTAGTTGAAGTTGGGATCCTTGACGAAAAGAGCACATACACCCCAGGCCCTGGTCAACTATTCCAAAAAAGAACAGACGAAAGCACTGAGGACTATAACAAGCGCACATTTGAATTGAACAGAACGCAAGACATGTTGTCTAAGATGGGCAAGGCCCGCGGTGGTATTTCAGATGGCCCATTGAGCGGATATGGTGAAATCCTACATGGTAGAGAAGCAGTAGTGCCACTACCAAGCGGAGATCAAATACCAGTTGAATTTAAAAATGCTCCAAGTCAATTGGGCGACATGCAAGACCTAGTATCCGAAATCAAACATGGCAATCATTCGATGACTGCTAAACTCGACTCAATTCTCGCAGTCATGCAGCAAAATAACAAACTAACCTCAGGAATTTTACAGCACACTATGTAAGCTGATAAATACTGCATCGAGGATACTTAAACATGGCATGGAAAAAATACTTTAAAACCGCTAATCCGAATGTCGCTGGGCAGATGAGCCCAATCAGCGGTGGCAACAGCACACTACCCGACGCAGGCTATCGCAACTTTGCTAGCCAACTGCCAGAAGTCTACATCGGACACCCAAATCGCACAGAACGCTACAATCAATATGAACAGATGGACATGGATTCGGAAGTCAATGCCGCTTTAGATATTATCGCAGAATTCAGCACACAGACCAATAACGAAAATGGCACAGGCTTTGACTTGTTCTTCAAAGAAGATCCCACAGACAACGAAGTCAAGATCATCCGTGAACAGTTACAACAATGGGTTAGCCTAAACGATCTTAACAAACGCCTATTCAAACTATTCCGTAATACGATCAAGTATGGCGATCAGGTATTCCTGCGTGATCCAGAAACATTTAAACTATATTGGACGGAAATGTTCAAAGTAGTCAAGGTAATCGTAAACGAAGCCGAAGGCAAAAAGCCTGAGCAATATGTGATCAAAGACCTTAATATCAATTTTCAAAACCTAACAGCCACAGCTTTAAGTTCTAGTGATACATTTATCAATCACCCACAAGTAGGTGGACCCAGCGGCAGTTATGTGCAACCGCAGACTCCTTATAGTGGCGGTAGTCGTTTTAGTCACGCACAGAACGAAGCTGTGATCGATGCTGAACACGTGGTGCATATTAGCCTAACAGAAGGTCTAGATCTTAACTGGCCATTTGGTAATTCAGTCTTAGAAAGCATTTTTAAAATATTCAAGCAAAAAGAACTCCTAGAAGATGCTATATTGATCTATCGCATACAGCGTGCTCCAGAACGCCGTATCTTTAAGATTGACGTAGGTAACATGCCCACACACTTGGCTATGGCCTATGTTGACCGTATCAAAAACGAAATACATCAACGCCGCATTCCCACACAGACTGGTGGCGGACAAAACATGATGGATGCCACATATAATCCATTAAGCACCAATGAAGACTATTTCTTTCCAGTAACAGCTGAAGGACGTGGATCCAGTGTTGAAGTTTTCCCAGGCGGACAGAATCTAGGTGAGATCACTGACCTACGCTACTTTACCAACAAGATGTTCCGTGGTCTACGTATTCCCAGCAGTTACTTGCCCACAGACAATGAGGGAGAAAGCGAACGTGCATTCAGCGATGGTAAGACCACCACAGCACTGATCCAAGAGTGGCGCTTTAATCAATACTGTATGCGTCTGCAGAAGATGATCGCAGAAAAGCTAGATCAAGAATTCAAGATGTTTATGCGCTGGAGAGGCATCAATATCGACAACAGCCTGTTTGAATTACGTTTTAATGAACCACAAAACTTTGCCAAATATCGACAAGCTGAAGTTGACGCTGTGCGCATACAGGCTTACACACAGCTAGAACCAGTTCCTTACTTGAGCAAGCGTTTCCTACTAGAACGTTATCTAGATCTCAGCGAAGAAGAAATGACACGCAATGATGAACTATGGGCAGAAGAAAACGGCAAGGTGCAGGACACTGAAGCACCAGAAGCGGGCCTACGTTCAGTAGGTGTCAGCACATCGGGCATACAGCAAGATCTAGACACACTAGGCCCAGAGGCAGGTGTGCCAGGAGCCGCACCCGGAACCACACCCGGAGCCAGCCCAGACACCGTAGGTGCACCAGGTGGAGCAGCTATGCAACCAGGTGGCAGCCTTGGATTGTAGGCATTTTGGTAAATAATCATATGAACCTATTTGAAGTATTTGAAGAAGCACCCACTGGCTATCGCACCGAAAAGGACGATAACACAGCTCTCAAGCTCAGCGACCTACGTAAGACTAAACTTACGCTAAAACAGCTGAATCGCCTACGTGTGATGAATGATGTGCGTAAACTAGAACACGAACAGAAATTAGAAACAGTGCAAGATCAATACAAAGCTCCACCAGCAGCCGCTCCGGTGATGTAATTATCCGCCAAAACGATTCAAAAACATAGCATTTAACCCCTTTTTTCAATTTATTATGTAAATATATAAACATAATACATTTCAATTGAGTATTAGTCCGGATTTAATATTAATTTTTAAGGAGTTCATAATGAACAACAAATACGAACAATTAGTCGAATTCATCATCAACGATGAAACAGACAAAGCTCGTGAATTATTCCACGAAATCGTCGTGCAAAAATCACGCGATATCTATGAAAATCTAGTAGCTGAAGAAGACCTTGATGAAGTAGGCGGCAATGAAGTTGAAGAACTAGTAGACGAAATCAGCCTAGATGAAGAAGGTATTTCTGAAGAAGAAGACGAAGCTGATGCAGAAGAGCTAGCTGGTGAAGAAGAAGTTGAGCTTGGTGCTGAAGACAGCGAAGAAGACGTTGAAGCACGTGTAGACGACTTAGAAGCAGCACTTGACGAATTAAAAGCTGAATTTGACGCACTAATGGCTGGCGAAGAGCATGAAGAAGAAGCTATGCCAGGCATCCATGGTGACGAAGGTTCTGAAGAAAGCCCAGAAGAATTCTATGAAGCTGAGCACAAAGACGAAGAAGAACTTGATGAAGCTAAAGAAGAAGACGAAGAAGCAGAAGAAGTTGACGAAACAATCGTTCGTGAATATGTTGAAAAAGTAGCTACACCAGCAAACACAGAAGGTGCAGCAGTTGGTACAGGTAAAAGCGTAGCGATCAATAAAAAATCAACAGTAGCTGGTAAAAATGACATGGGTGGCAAGGCAGTTAACGTAACAGCTGGTGGTACAGCTAATCAAGACGGTAATAGTCCTGCAGCTAGCGAAAAACCAAAAGGTCAGTTAGTTAATGATCCATTAAACAAACCAGGTGCTAATGCTGGTAAAGCATTTGCAAAGAAAGAAACAGCAGTAAACAAAGAAGAAGGCGCAGTTAATAAAACTAGCCCACTAGCAAAATAATTAGGAAACCATAGCAATGGCTTTATATCTTAAAGAGAACTTGACATTTGACGCAGCCCGCATGGAAGTTATCACTGAAGGCACAGCTGACGGCAAAGGTAAGAATCTTTACATGAAAGGTATATTCATCCAAGGTGGCGTTAAAAACCACAATGAGCGTGTATATCCTGTAAATGAGATTGAAAAAGCCGTTAGCACACTAAATGAACAAATCAAGGGTGGCTACAGCGTTTTAGGCGAAGTAGATCACCCTGATGATTTGAAAATCAATTTAGATCGCGTTTCACATCTGATAACAGACATGTGGATGGATGGTCCTAATGGTTTTGGTAAATTAAAGGTTCTTCCTACTCCAATGGGATTGTTGGTAACAACAATGTTGGAATCAGGAGTAAAACTTGGTGTTAGCTCTCGTGGTAGCGGTAACGTGAACGAGACTGACGGCAAAGTAAGTGACTTTGAAATAGTCACAGTAGATGTAGTTGCGCAACCAAGCGCACCAAATGCGTATCCAACAGCGATTTACGAAGGACTGATGAATATGCGTGGTGGCAGCAAGGTATTCGAAATGGCACGTGAAGCCAGCGCAGATCAAAAAGTACAGAAATATCTAAGAGAAGCCGTAAAAGGCCTTATCAAAGATCTTAAAATTAAATAGGAGATCGTAATGTTAGATGCTATCAAACCATTGTTAGATAGTGGTATCATTAACGAAGAAACCCAAACAGCGTTAAACGAAGCTTGGGAATCAAAGTTAAATGAAGCACGTGAAACAATTCGCGCTGAATTGCGTGAAGAGTTCGCCGGCCGCTATGAGCACGACAAAAATGTAATGGTTGAAGCTCTAGACAAGATGGTCACTGAAAGTCTCACCGCTGAACTCAAAGAGTTTGCCGAGGAGAAACAGGCTCTAGCAGAAGACCGCGTGAAATTCAAACGTCACATGGTTGAATCTGCTGGTAAGTTTAATGACTTTATGGTTACTAAACTTGCAGAAGAAATCAAAGAATTGCGTCAAGATAAGAAAGTTCAAAGTGAAGCTATCGCCAAACTTGAGAAATTTGTTATCCACGCACTAGCTGAAGAGATCAAAGAGTTTGACCAAGACAAGCAAGCAGTTGTAGAAACTAAAGTTAAACTAGTAGCAGAAGCTAAATCTAAATTAGCTGAACTACAAGCGGCTTTTGTTAAACGCAGTGCTAAACTTGTTAAGGAAGCAGTGGCGACCAATCTAGGCTCAGAATTAGCTCAACTAAAAGAAGACATCCAAACAGCTCGTGAGAACATGTTCGGACGTCGCCTATTCGAAGCATTTGCTACAGAATTCGCTGGCACTCACCTAAGTGAGAACAAAGAATTTGCTAAACTTCAAGCTGTGATCGCAGAGAAAGATGCAATCATCGCAGAAAGCCAAGCAGCAATCGCTGAAAAAGAAGCACTAGTTGAATCTAAGAACCGTGAAGTTCGCGTGATCACAGAAAGTATCGCTCGTAAAGAGAAACTTGATGGATTACTAAAAACATTAAACAAAGAGAAAGCTGAAGTAATGAGCAGCCTACTCGAGAGTGTGCAGACAGAAAGACTACAAGCTGCATATGACAAGTATCTACCAGCAGTTCTAAACAACACTCCAACAGCAAAAGCTGAAAAGGCGATGCTAAGTGAGTCAAGAGTAGAAGTGACAGGTGATAAATCTGCTAAAACCAACGTAGAATCCGAAACAAATGTTATCGAAATTCGACGTTTAGCAGGGCTAAAATAGTAGTAAATTTTTTTAAAGGAAAATAAGAAATGACAACCCAACTATTAGAAGGCCGTTGGAACGAGACCAAAGACGCCCTGTTAGAAGGTCTACAAGGTTCGAAAAGAACTACAATGGCTGTAATTTTAGAAAATACGAAGAAACACTTGATGGAAACAGCAACAAGTGGTGCAACAGCAGTAGGTAACGTTGCTACACTTAACCGCGTTATTCTTCCAGTGATTCGTCGAGTAATGCCAACAGTTATCGCTAACGAAATCGTTGGCGTGCAACCAATGACTGGCCCAGTAGCACAAATCCACACTCTACGTGTTCGCTATGCAGATGCTGTTACAGCAACTTCAGGTGATTCAACAGTAGGTGGTGATGAAGCTCTAAGCCCATTCAAGATTGCAACTGCTTACTCTGGTACAACAGCTGGTAAGGCAGCTTCAACATCAACACTTGAAGGCACACCAGGTAACCGTATCAACGTTCAAATCTTGAAACAAGTTGTTGAAGCTAAGACACGTAAACTAAGTGCTCGTTGGACATTTGAGGCAGCTCAAGATGCACAAGCTATGCACGGTTTAGATGTTGAAGCAGAAATCATGGCAGCTTTAGCACAAGAAATCACAGTTGAAATTGATCAAGAGATCATCGCATCTCTAACAGCTTTAGCTGGTAACACATTCAACTACAACCAAGCTACAGTTTCAGGTACAGCTACATTCGTTGGTGACGAACACGCAGCTCTTGCTGTTCTAATCAACCGTGCAGCTAACCTAATTGCACAACGCACACGTCGTGGTGCAGCTAACTGGGCAGTTGTAAGTCCAGAAGCTTTAACAGTGTTACAATCTGCTACAACAAGCGCATTTGCTCGTTCAACAGAAGGCACATTTGAAGCTCCAACAAACACAAAATTTGTTGGTACATTAAACTCAGCAATGAAGATCTATGTAAACAGCTATGCTGGTACAGGCACTTCAGTGTTAGTAGGTTACAAGGGTTCTAGCGAAGCTGATGCAGCTGCGTTCTACTGCCCATATGTTCCTCTAATGAGTTCTGGTGTTGTGTTAGATCCAAGCACATTTGAACCAGTAGTAGGTTTCATGACTAGATATGGTTATGCAGAGTTAACAAACACTGCTTCATCTCTAGGTAATGCAGCTGACTACTTAGAAACAATCGGTGTTGCAAACCTATCATTCCAATAATCTTAGATTATTGTTTGATCGATTCAAAAAGCCCGCTAGTCGGGCTTTTTGTTTGGCTATGCGATAAATATATAAGTTCGCTCTTAACAGAGAGTTTATGCGGTACCCACCGCGTAGGCCTAGAACGCCAACTAAAGGAGAAAAACAAATGGGACGTCCAGTAAAATCAGTTTATTTTGGTAATCGTAATTCAGGCGGAGTAGGTGGCGAAGGCGTATTATACGCTAACGTCTATCACGTTGGTGGAGGTTATTTCTCAGCTAATGCCGCAGTTACCTTTTCAGCACCACAAATCACAGGTGGCACAACAGCTCAAGGCACAGTTACTCTAAGTGCTAACGGTAACGTTATTGCTTACACAGTAACAACAGCAGGTACAGGCTATACATCACCACCTACAATGTCAATTACAGGTGCTAACGCTAGCCCAGCATTTGGTAATGCCGTATTATTTGGCACAGGTGTAACAGCTAATGCTATTAGTATGACAGCATACATTACAGGTGGAGCATCAGCAGTTGCTAGTGACATTGTTAAACAAACAGGTAGTAAACGTTACAGAGTAACAAACGCACAAGGAACAGGCGTTGTTGCTTTAGTTGACAATGGTAGTCCTACAGCAGGTCAAGGCTATATTGGTGCAACAGACTCAGCAGGCGGTACTTACTATGTTTACAAGTTGTATGGTGAAACAGCATACTTAACACCTGATACAGGCACACAGTTTGCTGCGAATACTCACGTGCAATGGAATGTTACAACACCAGTAGCAAGCACAAGCGTAACCTTAGACAACAATTAATTTGTTTCTAATTAAAATAGCGGCTCCGGCCGCTATTTTTTTATCTATTGCATCAGTGATAAATAATAAAAACGGATGATTTAAATGGCTACAGTTAAGAAAACCAGCGGTAATTATGTTATTCAGACTCCGCGCCTAAACAATGGCAGTAATGTTACCTTAGATACTGACAATGTAATCGTAACAGGTAACTTAAGAGTCTTAGGTAATGTCACAGAGTTTATTACTAACAATACCAGCATAACCGATCGCATTATCACATTGAATTATGGTGAACCAGGCAACGGTGTAACCGGTGGTGGTAATGTATCTGGTATCGAAATTGATCGCGGTGGTTTCACTAGTGTTGATCTTCGTTGGAATGAAAACATTCAAAAATGGGAATTTACCAACGATGGCACCAATTATAGCAATATAGGTATTGCTAGCTCTACATTTGTTGGATCTAATATAGCACTGATATATGCTGAAGGTATAGTTCCTCCGGCTTATGCTAACAATGCTATTATCTATGCAGATACCGTAGAAGGTGGTCGCACTGGTGTATATGTGGTTAACAGTGATGTTGCTGGTGACGAATTGATCAGTAAAAAAAGAGCATTTGGTCTCTCATTAATATTATAGGATTAAAAAATGGCAATACAAAGCACTTCTCTTACATTAGGCCAAAGTAACATTTATGTTAGCTCTGGAAACACAGTGGTATCTGTGATGTATTTTTGTAATCAAAATTCAGCAGCCGCAAACTTAAATGTTTGGGTAGTTGGTGCTGGATCGGTTGCTGGTGGCACAAGTTCTGCGGCTAATCTTGTCTACAGAGAAGTCCAAATTGCTGCAGCTGATACTTATGTGGTTGATCTAGAAAAATTAGTATTGGCTAACGGTGATTATATTAGAGCTAATGCAGGCGGAACAGTAAATACTACAGTCAGTTACGTAGGAATCTAACATGGGCCACATGCTGAAAAACACCAGATTTAAAACAGGTAGCTATGCCCTTGGACTACCTATAGGAACCAGTGATGTTGGTCCTATGCCACCAGTTGTTGGGCAAACTCGCTGGAACTCAACTACAAACAGATTTGAATACTACACCGGAAGCAATTGGTATGCAGTTGCACACGAAGGTAATGTAACCATAGTAGCAGATAGCTTTACTGGTAATACTGGGCAAACAGATTTCAGTCCTATGAGCTATAGCTATACCGGTGGTCAAGAAGCACAGGTATTAGTGCATGTAGGCACAGTCTATCAGATTCCTGGTGTTAACTATACATTCTACGGTAATACACAGATCCATTTTACCAGCGCACCAACTAACGGATCAGCAATAACAATCATACACAATTTCGCAAGCACAGTTGCCGCCTAACTTTTCTGATAAATAGTAGAAGAAGGGGTAATCAATGGCAATTAGTCGCGTTCCTGGGTATTCGCTACTACAAGATCTAGATAGAGTAGGTACAGATCTACAGTTCACTACCAACGGCAATACACTCGTTTACATGGACTTTTCCAGCTTTTATGTTGGAATTAATACTGCCACCCCCACACAGGCGTTAGAAGTAGACGGTAATGTCCTAGTAGCCAATGGACATGTATATACAGGTGCTAACTTACAGTATGATCTAGGTAGTCAAACTAACTATTGGCGCACAGTCTACAGTGAAAATCTCTGGGGAACCTTACAAACCAACGTCCAACCAAATATTACCACAGTAGGTAATATAACCAACTTAAATATTCTTGGTAATCTTACTGTTGGGGGAGTGGCTTTTGCTAACGTAGTAACCTCAGGTAATTTAAATGCAGGAAATAATCAAATTATCTGGGTAGCTAGTCCGCTAGTTGGAACAGATGCTGCAAATAAAAATTATGTAGATACCGCAGTAGCCAACAATAGTAAAGGTAATTTAATACCCCTAGGAACACCAACAGATGGAAATCTAACTGGTAACAATGCAGCCTATCAAGGATTTTTAACTAGCACCACAGTAACTGATGCTATTGATATATTAAACTCAGTAGCACAAAATTTATTCACCAATACTTTTGTTCGCAGTGTTTCATTCTCAAGCAATACTACTGCAGGTGGTGTAGGGCAAACTATATTATTAACCATGGCGCCACAAGGCAATGTCAATCAATACGAAGTGCAATGGGGTGACGGAACATCAAATACTATATCAAGCAGTTCAACCATAACTCATACATATAATACCAATGTTGGAACACCATATACGATTATTGTTACAGCTACAAATACCAATGGTGCTAGCCCAAGCAACGTTGCAGGAGCAGTTAGGACAAATTACATAACAATCTATGCAGCTGATCCAGCATTGGGTTTTGGCTTATTTAGAGCTAATATTAGTGCAAGCCCGTTATCAGGTAATGATCTTTGGAGCATCCAAGGTAATGCCATATACCTACAAAATACAACAACCAATACTAACACAGCTACAGCAATAACCTGGAGTGTAAATTGGGG